GTGCCATAGACTTTATCAACCAAATCACCCATACGTAGATAGATCGAATCGGTATCAGATGCAATAACATAATCACGGTTTTCTGTTTGTAGAACCTTGTTCATCCATTCGTTGATTTTGCCTTCGATCCAACGAATTGAGAGTTGACCCGCAGTAGTGACTCCCAGAGCCATGCGTAGGTCATAAAACCTAAAATACTGGCTTCCCAAAGCACCGTAGGCAGAGTTGAGGGATACTTTCTTTGCAAGTTGTAGGTTGTTGTATCTGGCGATTCGTTTTTCGTGTTCGTAGTAATTCGATTTATCTTTTTCATTCTCTTTCTCCTGTTGTGCTTTCAACATCATCTTTTTAAATTTCTTGCGATCTTCATACATTTCTTCCAACATCTTTGGTAAGAAACCTTGAATATCGGTACGGAAAAATTGTCCGTTAGGTGTGATAGTTGCATCAGTAAGATTCGATGTATCAACACCTTTCTTCAACATCTTTTCAACAGAAACACCTTGTGAAAGAATGTTTCGCATTTCTTGTGTATAATTGGAAGGATCAATTAATGTTTCGGGTGAAATATTATACTGCATCATTAAGTGTGGATACAGACTGTTCAAGTCAAACGAAGCCACCCAATCGTGTTTTCCAACCTGAGGATCTTTTACATATGCACCTTCAAATGCCGAATCTTTATCCTGCACTTCTCTTGGTGGCACAATAATGCCTTGGTTGTAGAGATATGAATAGGTCATTGAATCCCACATACGAGTCTGTGCAAAGATATCTTCATAGTTGCATTTCGTATCATAGGCCAAAGTTAAACCAAGTTCAATCAACTTCAGTTTATCTTCCATCTTTTCAATCAGCAAAACGTCTTTGATGTTATACTCAATGAATTTCTGGAAGTTCAACCTATAAAGTTGATGAAGGTTATCATACTCATCATATGATATTTTACTTTCGCCAATTTCCACGTTGGCGATATTATCCAAACGATATGATTCTTGTGATTTACCACCCGGCGCATACCATTTGTATAGTTCAATATAATCTAGTTGTTCAACACCAAGGAAACCATATGCCGTCATTGCACGACCATTGATAACGGTCTTGCGTTCCGAAATAAAGTTCCAAGGTGACATTTTCTTGGCTTCATCTTCACCAAGAATTTTACGAAAACGATTCACAAGATAAGGTACATCAAAGAACTTGGTGTTCCAACCAGTCAATACATCTGGTGTTCTGGCAATCCAAGCTGTGATGAAAGATTTACACAAAGACCACTCATCTTTGCATTTGTGATATGTAACTGCATCAGGAGTTTCATTATTAAATTCACCACAACCCCAAACATGCATATGGCCACCAAGGGTTTTCCAAGCAATCGCAGTAATTGGTTCGTTAGCTAGATACGGATCAGGGAAACCATTTTCTGAACCAACCTCAATATCGATGATGGCCACATCAATTTTGTCTTGGTCCCACTCGACCATATCGGTGTGCTGTTCAGCAATGAAAGCATATTCATATCTGGTTTGACCATAAATTTTTGGTCCACCAGAAACACCATCAAATTTTTTGATGTAGTCTCTTGCATCATAGATAGAATCAAACTTCTTCTCTACCAGAGGTAGACCTTCAAGTGATCTATGTGTGGTTACTTTTGTGGCAGGCAAATATAACTTAGGCTCGTAATCAATCTTGACCTTTACTTTTTTACCGCCACGAACACCACGATAAAGAATTTTGCCGCCAATAGATTGAACGTTTGTATAGAAATTTTTTGTCATCATCCTGTAATAATTTTTTTGTCGCCGGGAAGAATTAGACCGAGACCAAAAATTTGTTCGTAATTTTTACAAAAGTCTGCGGCAGGAACATAACAGTATACAACGTGTTCAAGCCTAAAGTCAATAGTTGCATCTTTGACTTCTTCAACGTATGTAGGAAAGGGTGCGAATCCAACATTTGGTTGTCCATCTTTTCCACGCATAACTGCAACAAGCACAGGATTTTTAATGGTAATTTTACCACCATCACCAATCAATTCACCAATGATTTCTTCAGCTGTAACCAATTTTAAAATACGAATATCC